ACAATTGCCTGAAGGATATCAACCAAAGATTACAATCGAAGTAATCCCAGTTTAATTTCAACATTTTAATAGAACCATATTTATATACATACAAAATGTAAATATATTAATATGTCAAACGATTTCGAATTATTTCCAGGTAAATCCCTAAATGGGTTATTTCAGGATATATACAACAACCAAGTACATAAGAAAGCAAGAATCAGCGATTTAATCAATGATTTAAAAAATATGGTTAGAAGTCCAAGCGATATGGGTAACTTAGGACCATTAATTAATTCACTAATAGATAGTTCAATTAGAAACGATGACCATTTGGTTAAATTAGCGGCTATTGCAACTAAGATTGTAGCAGCTGATAAAAAGACTGAAGGCCAAGAAGGATTCCTATCACCATTTGAGAAAGAACAACTACTTAGAGATTTAGAAAATACCAAAGAAGAAGTTGAAAGAGTGGATGATTTGGAATTTGAAATGGAGGAGTTAAAAAAGAAAATGAAGTAATATGGGATTACAAAATTCAAGCGTATCAGCAGTACAAGCAGCCCAAAGCGCAGGAGCAGATGGTGCAAAATCGCAAGGTGTAGTTTATAGTGTAATATTAGATGAAACACATCCTTATTTAAAAAATAGAGAAGATTCTAAAAACAAAGAATCAATTTTTGTAGGTGCTATTCAATATAGATTAACAGGACAACCATCAGATGATGATGCTAGTTTACCTATTGCATATCCATTGGATAAAAATTTTAAAACACTTCCTGTAAAAAATGAATCTGTTGAAATTATAAAAGGAGCGGGTGGTACTACATATTATAAAAGAATAGGGCCCGAATTATCGCCATTAGTAGATGCAGACCCAACTAGTATATCAAAACTATTTAGCCCTGTAAAAGTAACTGAAAATGCATCAAAGGAATATTCAAAAGTACAATCAACAGGAATATCAAGAAGTACTACAAATGAAACAGCTAAGTATAATGGACATGGTGATTATTTTTTATATGAAAGAGGTATTCATAAATTAAAGTTATATGAAGGTGATACTTTATTTGAAAGTAGATTTGGACAATCAATTAGATTTTCTGGATATAATAACGATGAAAAAAAATTATCACCAACAATTATAATAAGAAATGGTGAAAATACTGAATCTAAAAAATTATTAGATAGTGAAGTAACTAACGAAGATATAAATAGAGATGGTAGCATAATAGCTATGACATCTAATAAATTTCAATTAGGATTTGTTCCTGGTAAGGTTGATGATAAAGGTAAAGGTGATTTTGAAACAAAGCCTGAATCTTTTGAAAATTATCCTGATAAATTAGTAGGTGACCAAATACTTGTAAACTCTGGAAGAATAATATTATCTGCAAAAAGTGGTGAGATGTTATTCTATTCAAAAAAGAATTATGGATTTATTTCTGATGGTGGACTTTCAATAGATAATAAAGGTGGTATTGATGTTAGTACAAAAGATAATGTTAATTTTATAACAAATAATAAAGATTTTGCAATTCATAGTGGTAAGGGTTCTATATTTTTAGGAGATACTGAATTAGAACCATTGGTTAAAGGAAAGAAGTTGGTTGAACTATTAGCAGAACTATTGGATGCAATAGTTGCACAAAATTACTTAACACCTTCCGGCCCATCTAAAATAGGACCTGAAAATTTACCAACTTTTAGTAAAATAAAATCCAAGTTAAATAATATCTTAAGTAAATTAAACCAAACATCTTAATATGGAAAATTTAACTGCACAAGCAACAAGCACAGCGCAAAATGCACAAGCAACGGCAACAAACGCAGTTGGGAATGTATCATCAACGGCAACAAACGCAGTTGGGGATGTATCATCAAAAGCAACAAATGCGATAGGTGATTTACAATCAAAAATACCAAAACCACCTGCAGTACCACAATTACCTAAGTTACCAAACGTACCACAATTGCCTGGCGTTCCTGAATTCAAACAAAAAGAATTACCAGTACCAAAGAAACTTAAAAATAATAAATTCAAAGATAAGTTAGCGGCCGCTGCAGCTAAAGCAAAACAATTGGCAGCAAAAGGACAGGCGGCAGTAGCAGGTGCACAAGCAAAAGCACAAGCAGCTGTAGCTGGTGCACAAGCTAAAGCAGAAGCAGCTGTAGCAACTGTGCAAGAAAAAGCACAAAAAGCAGTATCCGATGCACAAGATAAAGTAAAACAAGGAATTGCAAGTGCCGAAGAAAAAGCAACAGCTACTGCTGAAAAGGCTAAACAAAGTGCACAAGACGAAATTAAAAAAGTTCAAGAAGGAAATGGAGGTAAGCCATTGACAGAAGAACAAAAGGATAAAATTGTAATAAACAAAACAACCGAAGCCGCAGTTAAGGATGCAAAACCAACACAAGATGCAGCTAAGGCGGCATTAGCAAAATCAAACGAAACAATAGGAAAACCTGATTTATCAACACCTATGAAATTTATCAAATCATATGATACTCCTAAAAATGGAAATAGATTTTATTTTTATCAACAAAGAGATAGTGTTGGGGTTTATTATACATCTGTACATGATAAAAAAGACCCATTTTCATATAAAATTCAGAATTTTGCAAAGAAAACTGCAGAAAGTGGAATAGACGTGGCTACTAGATATTGTAATGAAGTAGAAGATGATGCTTAATAAACAAAATAGTTAATTATGTCTTGGCAAACATTTAAAAATAATATATTAGACCTTTCAAATAATCCTGATAGTATAAACGATATTGATTTGGTAGCAAAAACATATGCTACCGAATATGATGCAGCTATTAAAAGAGGTAAGGATTCACTTCATCAAATATCTTTACAAAAGGGAAACGTTGAAGCTATGACTCAATTGTTCAAAGCAGCTTTATTAAAAGGACAAACATCTACCTCTCCATATGATTTGGTTGGTGAGATGGGTAAAGGAGTTATTGCTTATTGGAGTGGTGCAACTATGAATAATTTTCCTATACCTGTTATACCCGCAACTGGAGCAACTTCAAATGTTTCAGTTACATCTAATTTAGTAGTAAACCCCGGACAATGGGCACCACCGGTATCATCGCCAGCGCAAGCAAGATTTAATGATCCTGAAGAATTGTTGGATGATGCTGCACAAGAAAATAATGTGGAAAATGGACAAGCTGAAGAATTCTTTGCAGATGAACCATTAACCGATGAAGAAGTAACAGAGGCAGAATCTGAAGTAGAAGCATACCCAGAAGATACACCCGAATTACCAACAGAAGAAGTACCTCTTATAGAAGAACCGGAGGAAATATCATATGATGAAACTTCTTCCGAAATAAATATAGAAGAAGAAACTAGTAAAAAACCAAATCAACCTGAAGAAAAAAATAAAGTAGATGCTGATGTGTCTGGTGCAAAAACCGTAACTAATATAGGAAAAAGCGGAGTACCGCCGGGATTTGAAAAGTATGTTGTAGATAGAAGTAAGATATTAAGAAAGGGAGCAAAGAAACATGATGGTAATGGTGGTGGAGTTCCTGCTAGTGCATTAGGAAGGGTTAATGCTGGTAGTTATGGGTCTGGTAATTTACATCCTGAAGCAGCTGTTTTCTTTGGTAAATTTATAGCACAAGCTAAAAAAGATAATGTTCAATTTACTGTATCAAGTTGGTATAGAGATTATGAAGGACAGGTAAAATGTTGGAATGAACTTGAAGCTGGTAAGGCCGCAGTTCCGGGTTGGTCTAATCACGGATTTGGTATAGCTGTTGATATACGTGAATTATATCGTGCGGTTGGCGGTAGTATAAAGGCCGATGTAAATGCCGAAGTTAGAAAAAATAATAAATTGTATAAATATTTTGCAGCAACTGCACCTAAATTTGGATTTTATAACCCAACTACTTTATCAGATGGTAATAAACCTGATGAAGTTTGGCATTGGGAATATCACGGATTTAAAACATTTACAAAAGAGTATAGAGCTCAAATGATGAAATCATAATAATATGTCAGTAATACCTCCTACAAAAAATACCGCCCTTATAGTAGATGATTTTATATCATATGCAACAGCACATCTATCTACTGTAAGTGGTATTATAAATACAGTATCATTGTATCCACCAATCGGAACTCCGGGTCCTGGTATAATAAATTGGACTTCATATATGGTGGCACCTGCTAGACCGGGAGGAGCAGCATCTACTGGTGCGGACGTAGAAGATATAGAAGAAATTCCAGAAGAAGAAATAGTAATGAGTGAAGCTCAACAAGCCGCATCAGAAGAAGCTATGTTAGAGGGTGCTGATATAAATGAGGCAACGGCAACAGCATATGAAGAAGTTCCAGACAACGCAGAACCACCAACAGAAGAAGAACAAACTATATTAGAAGAAAGAATTGATGCAGAAGCTGAAGAAGGTGCAGCGGAAGTAGAAAAAGAATTACCACCTGAGGATAATCCAAAAAATCAAGAAAAAATAGAACCTATTCCAAATTATAAATCAAAAATAAAAGTTCCAGATGAATTAGTTAGAGCTATGAGAAAAGTTGGGGTTGGTAAAACTGCATTAGATAGAGCACATTTTTTAGCACAGGTGCATGCAGAGACTGGTGGATTTAGAGTTAAGACAGAAAGTTTGATGTATAGTGCTAGTAGATTATTACAAATATTTCCAAAATATTTCAAATCAGATGCTCAAGCTAATCAATATGCTAAGCAAGAGCAAAAGATAGGAAACTATGTATATGGTAACAGATTGGGTAATGGGCCCGAATCAAGTGGTGAAGGTTTTAAATTTAGAGGTAGGGGAATGTTACAAGTTACCGGAAAAGTAAATTATGAAAAATTTGGAAAAATGGTTGGTGATAATTGGATTGCAAATCCTGATTTAGTAGCTCAAACAAAAGGTGGGGCTGAATCGGCTTGTTTATTCTGGAAAAGTAATAACATATCAAAATACGCTACTGATGCTAGTGTTAAACAAATAAATCTATGTGGTTGGAGAGTAAATGGTAAAAATCCACCAAATGGAGCTGAGGAAAGAATTAGAGAATTTAACAAATATTGGGGGGAATTGCAGAAAGACCCTACCCTTTGGAGTTAAATCTCAAAAATACTTAATTCAAATATTTATAAACATAACAAAACAAAGAATAGAATATTATGGACATGGATAAACTATTAGAAGCCATTCAAATTCTTATTAAAGAGGAGCTTAAAGAGCAATTACCTGCTTTAATTAAGGAAGGTGTGAAGGCTGAAATGAAAAAAATGCTATCTGAAACAAAAGTAGCACCAAAACCACAATCAAAGGGTATTTCAATGGCTAAGGCTATTTTAGAAGATGAACCAATCATAGAATCGGTTCAACAAAAAACCGCACCAATCAAACAATACAGCAAAAACCCAATGATTAATCAAATCCTCAATGAAACAAGAGGTGGTATTCCGCAAGGGGATGGTGGATTTAGAACAATGAACTTTGGACAAGGTGACATGGGTTCAATTGTAGGTAAAAGTGCAATAGCTGAAAAAATGGGTTATGGTGAAATGGCTAAAGGACCTCAACCAACTGGATTGGGAGTAAACACTGGAGTAGCTGAAATAGATAAAGCTTTGAATAGAGATTATTCAGAACTTGTAAAAAGATTTAAGAAGAAGTAATGGCAATTGTATTAGGACAAAAATTAGTACAAGATACTAAAAAGTATGAAGATTATGCGATAGGTATATCATTACCAATCCAAATCGGTAATACTGCGTTCAATCAAACCTTTACAACAAATGAGCAAATTAAATCAAATGTAAAAAATCTATTATTAACTAAAAAGGGAGAGAGAGTAATGCAACCGGAATTTGGTAGTGGTTTGCAGGAATTACTTTTTGATTTTAATGATGATACTTTGCCTGGTAAAATTGAAGATGCTATAACAATTGCATTGGAACAATGGCTACCATATGTTACAATAGAACAAATAGATGTAGAAAGTACAAATAATAATAGAGATAATAACTTAGTTAATGTATCTGTTACGTTTGGATTATTAAATCAACCTGATTTAAACACTGTATCTTTCACAATAGCAGCTTAATAAATAAAAAATGGGAATAACTGTAACAAATAAAAATTTTAAAAATAAAGGAAAGGATATAAAATATCTTGATAAGGATTTTATTGGATTTAGAAATAATCTAGTAGAGTTTGCAAAAAATTATTTCCCAAAAACATATTCTGACTTTAATGAATCATCGCCTGGTATGATGTTTATTGAAATGGCATCATATATAGGAGATTCTTTATCTTATTATATTGATGATACGTTAAAAGAATCATTGATGGTATATGCTGAAGATATAAAAAGTGTATTAGCATTATCTCAATATTTAGGATATAAACCAAAAGTAACATCCCCAGCAATCACAACATTATCGGTTTATCAATTAGTTCCTTCAATTGGAACTGGAATAAATAATTTACCTGATACAAAATATTTTTTAAGAATTAAAGAAGGATTGCAATCAATTTCAACAAAAGATGGTATTGTATTTAGAACAACAGACGCTGTTGATTTTTCTGATGAAAATGGTAGAGAGGTTAGTGTTTATCAAAGAGATGCTGCAACGGGAGAGCCAAGTTTTTATTTAATTAAAAAGTACGTTCAAGTAATATCTGGTGAGTTAAAAGAGAAATCAGTTACATTTAATTCATATTCTCCATTTGAAAAAATAGTATTGGATGAAACTGATGTAATTCAAATTTATGATGTTAGAGATAGTGGTAATAATAAATGGTATGAAGTGCCATATTTAGCACAAGAAATGGTTTTTATAGATGTACCAAATACAGAAATAAATGATGCGGATTTGTATCAATTTAAAACAACTGTACCATACATTTTAAAAACAATAAAAACTCCAAGAAGATTTGTTGCAAAAGTAGATGAGGAAAGTAGAACTGTTATCCAATTCGGTGCAGGTGATTCATCAGCATCCGATGAGCAATTAATTCCAAATCTTAAAAATGTAGGATTGGGATTACCAAATTCTATCAGTAGATTAGAAGAATCATTTGACCCTACAAACTTTTTGAAAACAAAAACATATGGAACATCACCATCAGCAACAACAATAACTGTTAAGTATTTAACTGGCGGTGGTGTTAAATCAAATGTAGCAACTGGACAATTGACTAGAATCAATAAAATAGAGTTTGAAGAAGATACTCAAGCACTAACTGATGCAGAGAGGGCAATATATAACGCTACTAAAAACTCTGTAGCTATTGATAATGAAGTTACAGCTGCCGGAGGTAGAGGTGGTGAGACTGTTGAAGAAATTAGACAAAATGCTTTAGCAAACTTTGGTTCTCAAAATAGAGCAGTAACCGCAAAGGATTATCAAGTAAGAGTTTTATCAATGCCTGCAAAATTTGGAGCAGTTGCAAAAGCTTACGCTGTGGCTGATGGTACAATTGATAATAATTCGCCCGCATCTATATTAGCATCTCCAAACAATTTACAAGAGTTTACTGATTTGGTAATGAACTTTGTTAATATGCCTGATAGCGAAGAACCATCTGAACAATCTGTAAAAGAAGATATTACAAATTATTTAATTGGAAAGACTTCAAATGAAAATGAAAAAAATAATCCTTTTGCAATTAATTTGTATTTGTTAGGGTATGATTTATTTGGAAGATTAGTACCACTTAGTAGAGGTGTTAAAGAAAATGTAAAGACGTATCTAAATGAGTATAGATTATTAACAGATGGTATTAATATTAATGATGGGTTTATTATAAACATAGGTATTGAATTTGAGATATC